CTACAAAGAGATGCGTGACATCGTGATTGGTAAATTGGTTGACCGCACCATTGACGATGATTACGAAGAACTAAGTGAACGCTTGTTTGGTGAGGGCAACTGTTTTAGTGCCAGCGAGGTCAGAAAACGAATGTATGGCATGAAGGCCATCATTGAAGCAATCGAGCGTGATGGAGAGGAGTCCATTCGTGATGCAGACACATTGTCTGCTCTCGATGTAAAGAAGATTGAGTTGCAAATGGAACGACAGAAATTCT